GGCTAGCCATGCGACCTGGGCCCGGACATTTACGGGATTCCTTTGGGCTCGCTGGAGGCTTAGCATGGGTACGTGCCGCCTTGTGCATCAGATCGCGAAGGAACGGGCTTCTACCCAAACCTCCCCGAATCTGATCGAGAAGGCTGATTTCAGCTTCGTTCAGCTTCACTTCGACGGTTCCAATACGTGCTGCGTGGTTCATAGTGTTGCTCCTTGGTGTTGCGGGTTTACTAGGAGGGGACTTCTGGTGCTGCTGATGCTTAAGGGTTACTGCGGCTGGGGTGATGTAGCTGGCGGAGCGCCAGTCTTGCGACGGCGACGAACAAGTTCCGGCCAGATGCTTTCCCATTCGTCGGGGAACATCTCTTGGCGGGTTACTTGGCCGCCGGATGCGACCTCGATGGCGGCGCCGTACTTCGTCGGGATTGGGCGAATGCCGTTCTCAAACTGGTACAGCATCGCGCTGGAGATACCGATCCGACGTGCGAATGCCGCTTTGTTGAGGCCAGGAGTCTGGAGGAAAGTAGGCAGGTTCATGCCTACATACTAGCAAAGCTATTTTGATGGCGCAAGTGCTATTAGACCGCGTTTCGTAGCTTTGCTCGTTGATGGTATTAATAACAACGCTATGCTTGCAAAGATGAAAGAGAAGAAACCCCTAGAGGAATGGCAGTTAGAGGACGCGCGGAACTTACGCCGTCTATTCGAGGCCAGAACCGAGACTGTTGCCGAAGGAAAACTGATCTCTCAAATGGAGTTCGGCGCCAAGTATGGTATTGGCAGCCAAGGCATGGTCTGGCAGTACCTGAACGGGCATAGGCCGTTGAACATAAAGGCCGCTGTGGCGTTCGCCAAGGGCCTTGATGTCAAGGTTTCGGACATTAGTGCAACGCTAGCCGCGCAGATCGATGACGCGTCAAAGCTGGAGCACGACAAGCCAGCATTGCAGCTGGCAACCAGTCCGGAGGAGCGGCAGTTGCAGTGGGTATCAAGTGTGGAGGCAACGCTACTCAGCGCCTTTCGGTCTTGTTCTCATGCTCAGCAACAGGGGTTATTGGCTATCGTCGCCAACTTTTCCGCCGCCATCGGAAACCAGTCGAAGACTGACCAGGGACCGGCGAGGGAAGACTCGCGATAGTGCCTCAAGGGCGAGCAAGGCGTTGATCTGGCCATCATCGCTCATGCTGTCGAGGATGCGTTTGGCAATTTCCGAACGATCCATCGGCGGGCGTTTTTGCTGTTCCAAGGCGTCTCCTCTTGGGGGTATTGTTTAACAATATTTTTTATTTGCAACCACTGTATACCCACACAGTAAGGAAATCTAGTGCCTCTTTGTAGGGCACGTTGCAAAATCACCGAAAGTAAATTGTCACAAATTCTAACGACACATAAATGCATATGACATGGCGTAACCACGCGCCAAGTGCGAATTAGGGATGAAATGAAAACAAAATCAATATTCGTTGCGGCACTGTGCGCCGCCGTACTGGCTGGCTGCGCTTCGTCAGCCGTCGTTGTTGGTCAGGTCCGGCCGGCCATCTCTCCAGCGCAGGTAAAGCTGTATCTGATCCCTCCGAGAAAATTCGAGCAGGTGGCATTGCTTGAATCAAGCAGCAAGTCATCGTGGGCAGTATCGGACCAGGGGAAAACCGATGTCGTAATCCAGCGCTTGAAGGAAGAGGCGGCGAAGATCGGAGCCAATGGCATTCTATTGAGCGGAGTGGGAAGCCAAAGCGCCGGCAGCGTTGGAGCGGCAAACCTTAATGGAAACACCGCTTTTGGGGTGAGCGCCGGGATCTTCCACAAGGCCGGCAGTGGCGTTGCCATTTACGTTACAGAAGAATAATCCCCGCCTATAGCCGGGTGGGGCAAGAAGCTCCACGCCGACTTACAACTGCCCGCGCTCGCGGGCTTTTTTTTTGCCCTGGCGCAGGGTCAAGTCGTCTCCAGTGTTGGCCCAACCACACCCCAGCAAAAAAAATAGCACAACGAACTAGCAAAGCTATTGCACTAGCAAACTAGCGGTGCTATTATGAACTCCATCGCAACGAGCCCAGCAGGGCGAACCGAAGGAGATGCAGCCATGTACACCTACACCGTAGTTTGCTTTGGAGCCGAGATTGGCTTTGGCGAAAGCGAAACGTTCCTGGACGCCAAGCGCGAAGCGGAAGCGCAGGCATCGGAAAACGGCAGCTGGTACCCGCGTAGCGATTGGGGCTACATCACCCGCAATCCGGCCGGGATGACGGTCGAGTTCAACGTCTGAGCGGAGGCCGCATGAACGCCCGCATGTCCGAAGAGGAAGCCCGCGAAGCAAAGATCGCCGAGCTCACCGCCAAGAACGCCGAGTACACGAAGGCGCTGATCGCAAAAGGCGACCCGAAGACGATCCGCGACGTGGGCAGCGACGTGACCGACTACCTCGCGTTTGCCCGAGACGATCTGAACAAGCTCGTAACTGGCGCGATGACGTTCGAGCAGGTCCGCGACAAGGTGATCGATGCCGATGCTGAAGTGGCAGCAATCGAGCAGGTCGAGAAGATCGAAAAGGACCGCGAAGAACAGGCGCGAATGGCTCGTATTGAGCGCATGGCTTGGAATCGTGAGATTGGGTACCTGATATGAATCAGCGCGAAATGAAGCTTCTTGAGAAGGCATTCATAGCAGAGTTCGAGGAAGGCGCACATGGGGCAATCGGCATCATGCAGACGAAAAGTAAGGTGGCAGCGAAGTTGGTCGAGGACGGTTATCTGGTCAAGGACAAGATGGTCATTGCTGGTCGCTTCCCGGTGACCATCGAAGGCTACCGACTGACGCACTTGGGACGACTCACTTACTGCACGGGCTGTTGATGGAACGGAGCGCCGCGCCCCGTATAACGCGCGGCTTGCCCTGATCTGGGGTCAGGAAATTCAGGGAGTGGAATCTCAAATGTCCCGCTGCCAGCGTCACAAGCCGCCTGACTGGCGTAACCAGTCGCCACACATGGGCCGCGATGGATTCTAAGCGTTGCGCCCGGTGACTGGATCGGAGTAATTACCGATTCAGATCCGGGGTGGCAGGAAATGATCAGCCTGCCGAGAAGTCCCAGCGCCTACTCGGTTCGACTCCGAGGCGGTCCATGTGTGGTGAATGCGCAGGCTGATGCGCAAGCAGTTGAAGTGGCGAGGGGCGAGTAGGAGGCATCCGAAATAAGCCCGGCTTCGCCGACTAGCGCGGACCACTTAGCGACCGCAAGCCCGAGATCAGCGCGGGCCGCCACAAGCAAGCCTGAGTGCTCACAGGCCCATGCGGGACATGGTGAAAGCCCGACCGAACAACAACCGCCGGCGACGCCGGCCATATAGGAGCAGCACGATGGAAGCGAAGCACACGCCGACGCCATGGCGCGTTGTCAACAGCACCCTGATCAAAGACGAGCTCATGCCGTTCGACCGCGACGAAGGAGAGACAGCGCTTATCGCCACTGCTGGCGGCCACACGACCGCACGCGCCGAGGCCAACGCCGCCTTTATCGTCCGCGCCTGCAATGCGCACGACAAGCTGATCGAGGCGCTGGAACTGGCGGAAAGCGTGATGTCGTTCAGCCGTGGTGACTCGTACGAGCGGGAGTGCACGCAAGGCGATTACAACCGGTTCCAGAGCATCTATCGTGATTTCTTCCCAGCGCAGGATACGGGACCGTCGTTCGCCGATGTCAACCGTCTGCCTTGGGGCGCCGAAAAGCGTGCGCCTTGCCCGCATTGCGGCAAGAAGTACGGCGTCGTTACCGGCCTGAAGGCCCACATCAAGGCAAAGCATTCCGAACTCGTCACCGGGAGCGCCGCATGACCGCCGCCCGCATCGCGCGCCGCCAGGAGCAGGCCGAGCCAGCACCTCGCCGCGACGTCATCGGATCGCTGCTGTTCTGGAAGCTGGACTGGTTCGAGGCCCACCCCCTCATATGCTTCGCCGGGATCATCCTGACGATTGTGATTAATGGTGTTCTCGAAAGGTTGCCATGAACACGCTACTGAGGATTGACATCAAGCTGCTGCGCGACGCGCTTGCCAGTAACGGGGGTGGTGTGAATGCAGACATGTATTCGGTGGCATCTCGGACTCGGCTGATGAAGGCTGGCCTGATCCAGTGGAAGCCGAACTCGCGCACCGTGTTCGTTTCACTGCTGACGATTACGAAGGCAGGCAAGGAATTGTTGGAGCGCCTTCCATGATACGCCATGCAGCCGCAGCCCTCGTGTTCCTGCTGGCCTTCCTGTTCATCGTGGCGGAAGTGCAGCAGTTGGATGAGATGAATCAACCGATGCCTATCTGGAGGCCCTGATGAACAACGCAGACGCAGCTGACGCGCTCCAGCAGTACGAAGAGATGGCGAAGCGCCGGACCCTGTGGCCACCTAAGCCGGTCGAGCCGTGTACCGGCGAACCCTGGCGCCCGGTGATGACCGAGCAGGAGCGCAGGGAGCACGAACAGTACGTAGAGATGAATGATTTGCCCTTCTAAGCGAGGAAGATATGAAACAGATCGCCCCAGCATTCATCAAGGCCAAGCGCGCATTCATGCCGGCCTTGAAGGACAAGAATAACCCAGCTTTCCGCAGCAAGTATGCCGACCTTGGCGCGTGCCTGGAGGCTGTCGAAGATGCGCTGCTCGAAAACAGCATCGCACTGTATCAAGAGACGTTCGAGGATCAGACCGGCGTGACCGTCGAAACCGTGCTGCTTCACGAGTCGGGCGAGACGATCCGAGGCGGCAAGCTGCATGTCCCGGCCGCGAAGCAGGATCCGCAGGGATACGGTTCGGCGCTGACATACGCTCGCCGCTATTCGCTGATGACCGCGTGCGGAATCGCTCCCGAGGACGACGACGGCAACGCGGCAACCAAGGCTGTACGCGAGAGCAAGCCGGACAGCGTTGGGCTGGCAAATGCCGTGAACGCGATCCGCAACGCTGCCAAGGTTGAGGACATCGCTAAACACCTGAATGCAGCGGTAAAGCTGTTCCCGAACAGCAAAGACGCCCTGACGAAGCACGCCAGCGAACGCAAGGCACAACTCACGCAACAACTCGCGGAGCAAGCATGATCGACCTGACCGCCATCGACCAAGAGACCATCGTGGCGCGCGGGCAGTACGCCACGGTCCGAAGCGCCCACGAGGACGAGAAGAAGCACCTCTCTATCCTCTGCGGCCAACTGTCGTCTGTGTCGTCCCAAGTACTGCGCTACATGCAGCCGGGCGAGGACGATGCACCTGACCTGCGTGCGGTAAATGACATGCTGTCGGCCGCGCGCCGAACCATGGACGAGATTGAGAAATGCGTCACGAACATCGAGCAACTGGCGGTCCAGCAATCCAGCCTCAGGCAATCGGCATGGGGGCGCAAATGAAAGAACTGGTCCTTACCAAAGCCCCGGGCGGCGCGCTGATACCGGTCGATCCGCAGGCGGCCGAATATATCTCGAAACTGAAGCTCGGCGCCGGCGTTATAGCGACCGTAAAGCTGCACCGAAACCCGCGCTTTCATAGAAAGTTCATGGCCCTTCTCAACGTGGCATTCGATGCGTGGGAGCCGGTCGAAGCAACGTACAAGGGTCAGCGAGTTGGCAAAAACTTCGACCAGTTCAGGCGGGATATCACGATCCTGAGCGGCCACTATGAGATGGCGGTGAACCTCAAGGGTGAGACACGACTGACGGCCAAGAGCATCAGCTTTGCCAACATGGACGAAGACGAGTTCGGGAAGTTATACAACGCCGCTTGCGACGTGATCCTGAAACGCATCCTGACCAACTACACCCGCGACGATCTGGACGCGGTAATCGATCGCCTGATGGGCTTCATCTGAGAGAGACAGCATGGACTTTGAATTCGAAACGAAGCGCACCGCCCTTGTCAACGCGTTTGCAGCAGCGGGCGCGGAACTGCTGAATTACATGGGCGCAGCGGCCACGCAAGCAGCTATCCCTGACACGCAGCCGCAAAAATACGCCATCGCCGGTACGCTCCTAGGCATCCTGCAGATGGCCGGCAAGATGATGGGCGAGGAAGGCGTTACGAACCTCAAGTTGCTACCCCATTACGCCATCGACAGGCACGGCAACGGCGATGTGCACAACTACTTTCGGGTCAGCGACGTCGAGCGTCTTCTCGCCGCTCCTGCTGCAGTAGAGCAGCCGACCGGCGATCTGACGGATGAGCGTAATCGTGTGCGCGAAGAATTTGAGTTGGCCGTCAAGCTAGGCGCACGATTCGACATCGACAGCGCAATGCTGAACGTTGATGCATTGGTCCGCGCTGCGATTGCAGCCCATCTGGCACGCCAACCGAAAGCAGAGCAGCCGGATATCGACTCGCCTGAGTTCATGGACTTGCTGTGCGAGTTCTACAACCAAGCGTCATGCGAAGAATTCGACAAGCCGGCCTATGACGCTGCGCGAAAAGCGGTTGTCGCCCATCTGGCAAGACAGGCGCAGGCCGTGCCGGTACAGGTCGCAGATGATGCAAAGAAAGTACTGGGACTGCTGCGTGAGGCGGACGATCTGCTATGGATCGCTTCGGGCGCCATGCTGAAAATGGGCCTGCGAGGCCGTGGCAGCGATTGCTCGTTGCCGCATGAAGTCCGTGAGTTTGCGCTTGAATTCTCCAGCAAGGGACGTGATGGCCCTGGTGTGCTTCAAGTGCGCGGCACTGGCCGATACCATGCATGGCTTACTGCGGCACGCAAGATCGACCGCGCAGCTCCGGTAGCTCCTGCCGGCGCACAGAACGCCGAGGCAATCCGCAATCAGGCGGACAGTGCGCCAGTGATTTCTAGTTATGACTTGAAAAAGATTAAGTCACTGAAATACAAGTTCGTGGACGAGTTGATACACAGCGGCGTTCAATACAGAACCTGCGGTGCAATCTCTGCGGCCCTCAATCAGATCATTGCAGACAGTGAGGCTGCTGCCAAGGACGCAGGCGCCCTCCAGACTGGATCAGCTAACACCCAGGAAGGGGGCGCGGCATGACGCGACAAGAAAAACTCTTGGCACTGGCCAACCAGATCGATCACGAAAAGCTGTGGCAGTTGCCGGCGATGGACCGCGACAAGCTGACCGATGACCAGCGCAACCGTCTGGACGCCGGTATTGCCCTACGCCGCTACGCCGACATTTTGGAGCCTGGGCGCTGGTTGGTCATTCCACCGACTGGATCGGTGCAGTTCAGCGCGGGCAGCCTGGATAAAGCCTACGAAATGGCGAAGCGCGACGAGGAGCGGAAAACCGCCGCCGCAGAGAAAGGACAGAACAATGGATAACCTGACCGCAAGCGTCGACCTGGACAAGCTGCTCGCCTTCGACTTCAACGCAGAAGTGGACCGCGAATTCCCAATACCCGACAACCCGCACGCATCTGTCATTCTGCGCGCCACCGAAAACAGGGCCGCCATGTGGCGCGGCATCAACGCTGCCCGCAATATCCTCGCCCAGCAGGGAGCGTCACATGCAGCGAATGCTGGCGAGGCAGACGTACAGCCCGGCGTGGACTTCGCGGCCAAGTTCATCGAGAAGCGCGCCGAGGACTACGCCCGCGAAAACAGCAGCATGGAGCACGACACCGGCGCGACGGTATGGCACTACGGCGCCGCAGGCCGCGATTATCACTGCACGCTGATCGAGTTGGCCGAAGACCTGCGCGCAGCAATCGCCTCCAGCGCGGCACAGGAGGGGAAATGAAAATCATCTTTGGACGCCGGCTGAACACGAACACGATGATGTGGGAATTCAGTGACGGCAGTGGCGTTGCGGTTGCCGATGAACTGATGCCGCGCCCAGGTGACTCGGTGGACGAGTGGTTCCGCACCAAAGACAGGCTGGAGCGCGCGGCATCTCACGACACGAAAGGATCTCGCGATGAGTGATCAAATGAACCAGTGCGTAGGTTGCGAAGGCAAGCCAAGCGCCGAGAACAATCCATGCTCAGTATGTGGGAGAACCGCTCCTTCCGCCCCTATGGGGGAAGAACTGCCGGCGATCGATTACGACAGAAGCATGGACCGCACCTACATTCCGCTGCCGGGCGGCTGGGAGATCCAGACCAAGGGCAACGGTAGCACCTTCCGTATCGCGCACGCACAGCAGCAGACGCGCTGGCAGGTATTGGACGACAAACTGCACGAGCCGCTTGAGGCCATGGCACGAGACATGCGCGACGCCATCGCCCCGTATGCCGAGCGTATCCGCCAGCTTGAGCGAGAGCTTGCAACCTTCAAGGGCGAGCTTGCAACCCAGAAGCCCGCTAAGAGCATCGATACGCCGGAATTCCGCAAGCTGCTTGCTGATTTAGTACGTCGCGCGAGCTACAACATCAGTGGCAAAGCATCCCCAGCCGCCCTCATCGCCTACATCGACGGTCGAACCGCTGGGGCAGCACCGGCCGTAGTCGAAGCGGAACCAGCAGTAGGGGCGCCGCGCTCTCGGGAATGGCAACTAGTCACCCGGCCAGGTCAAGTGCGCAAGGGCGACAAGTTGCGCTTCAAGATCGGCGACAAGAGATACGACGAGCGTGCCAAGCTGATCCTGCACCCAGGCACAGACAAGGAAGAGGTCATCTACGACAAGGGCCGGAACTACTATTTCATCACGGCGATGGTTATGTCTGGATTCAGTAACCACAAGTGCGTCGAAGTTCTCGCTGCCGCCCCTACACCTATGAACAGTGGGAAGGAGGAAGCGTGAATGAGCTGGCACTTTTCGCAGGTGCTGGAGGCGGAATACTTGGCGGCAAACTGCTCGGATGGCGAACAGTTGTTGCCGTGGAGTTCAACGCCTTTTGCGCGCGACGACTCATGCAGCGACAAAATGAAGGGCACCTTCCACCGTTCCCCATTTGGGACGATGTACGTACTTTCGACGGACGCCCATGGCGAGGCCGTGTTGACGTGGTTTCTGGCGGGTTTCCTTGCCAAAGATATTCCTCAGCGGCTGCGGGCAAAAACAATGCAGATGATCTCTGGCCGGAAATGCGACGGATCGTGGCAGATGTCGCTCCCGGGGACGTATTTGCCGAGAACGTCGCAAGAGAAGCAATTGAGCGAGCGGCGGACGATCTTGAAGCGATGGGTTATTCCGTCCGCTGCGTCAGGATGGCTGCGTCAGACGTGGGTGCTGACCATGTTCGGGAGCGGTACTGGTTACGTGCACACACCAACGTGCACGGCCAACTACGCAGCGAGGTCGATGCAGAAATGGGCCTGCGCTCGAGAATTCGTCCGGGTGTTTGGGAAACCTACCCCGACGAATCACGAATGGCTGATGGGCTGGCCCATCGGATGGACCGACTCGCGGCCACTGGCAACGGCCAGGTTCCAATCGTGGCTGCAACAGCATGGCAACTGCTTGAGGAAAGCAGCATGAACCCCGCCACCAAGGAGGCATGAAATGGACATCGAAAAGCTGAAGACGCTGGCACTGGCGGAATTTATCGAATGGGCGCGTACGGACGAAGGCAATTGCAGTCAGGTCGACTTGCGCAAAAGTTTGACCGGCGAGGACACGTTTGCAAGTGCATTGGTCGAGCGCGACTGGATCGTATGGCAAGCAGCCCAACGCGGACTGATCGCGGAGGTCGAGCGGTTGCGGGCTGAAGTCAAGGAATGGCTATGCATCGACTGCAACACGGTCTATCCCGGGCCGCCACAGCCCGGCGTTGCCTGCGTCATGTGCCCGAAGTGCAAAGGCAGCGCTGGTCCGCGTCTAGCCGTGGAAAACAGGCTGTTGCGTGCGAAATTAGCCCGGGACCAAAGCGGCACCAAAACGTCTGAAACCCGCATGGATGCTGCGTTTGAGGGTGGGCCTAGCGGCTCAGATGGCAGCACGGCCAATTCTAATTCCGCAGAATTCGACGGAATTAGGGGCGCGGCTCCCGCAGCGGGAACGGTGGAGGACGTAGACCTGCCGCCACTCCCTAGGCCATTGCCGCTAGGCTGGTCCGGCGGCGGGATGAATAAGCTGGCAGATGGGTACAGCGCATCTCAGATGAAGAAATATGCACTTGCAGCTATCGAAGCGCACAACGCCCGGAGCCCGTCATGTGGCTCATGACCATCTTTCGCCTGATGTGGGAGATGTGGACCGCTCAGTGCACCAGGTGCGGCGGCTATGGCCATACGTTAAGCCAGTGCCGCTGGCCGCCGGCTGTGCAGGGCTGCGGTGGGGATTGCAACCAGGGGCGGAAAGCATGCACGTGCCGGAAGCAATGAAGCGCCGCGGCGGTTACGCAGTCGAATTCTGAGATGAAATAGGAGAAGAGAATATGGAAACGAATGTCACTCTGCCGCAAACAGGTTACGTGCGCCAGGCTCAACTCATCGGAAACAAGGGGAAGGGGATCGTCGGGATGATCCCGTTTTCGCCGGCCACATTGTGGCGTAAGGTCAGTTCCGGCGACTTCCCGGCACCTGTCAAGCTATCTGCCGGCATCACGGCGTGGAAGGTAGAGGACATTCGCGCCTGGATGTCTCAGCACGCGTGACCCCGTTCATGCGCTGCGGAGAGGCACCACATTGGCGCCGATCCGTAGCTGATCCAGATAGTCTGCCCAGCGCTGCATCATCTCGCGGCGCGCGGGTAGGTGAGCGGTCCTGTTATAGGCCCGACCGTTCACATCCTTGACCGTATGTGCGAGTTGATGCTCGATCAGGTCGACCCGCTCCCCCAGCACTTCATCCATGATCGTGCGCGCCATGGCTCGGAAGCCGTGGCCCACCATCGTGTTGCTGTCGTATCCCATGCTTCGAAGGGCCATGTTGATCGTATTTTCGCTCATCGAGCGACCTGGCTTGAGGCTAGCGAACACATAGCGACCATTGCCGGTGATTGGCTTCAGCCCGCGAAGTATCTCGACAGCCTGGCGCGCGAGCGGAACGATGTGATCATTCTCCATCTTCATTTTCCCGGCTGGGATACGCCATTCAGCGGCGTCCAGATCGATATCGGCCCATTCTGCCCCTCGTATCATATGAGGTCGCTGAAACACTAAAGGCATGAACTTCAAGGCGGCACAGATGACGGCTTGCCCTTCATAGGCATAGATGGCGCGAAGCAAAGCTCCGACTTTCGCAGGCTCGGTGATCGCCGCAAAATGCCGCTCAACTGGTCTTTCCAATGCATCGGCAATACCTATTGTGGGGTCACGATCAACCAGTTCTGCTACCATTGCCATGCGGAACACCTTGCCGATGTAGCCGAGCACCCTATGCATCGAATCCAAGGATCCGCGCGCCTGTATGCGCTTCATGGTCTCCAAGATATCGGAAGGGCGAATGCTGTTGATAGGGCGACTGCCTAGGTATGGAATCACGTCCCGCTCGAACCAGTTGACGAGACGCCGCTGTGTTTCCGAACCCCGCTGACTGGCCGTAGTCTGGATCCAGTCTCGCGCGACGGATTCGAAGAGTGTCCCTGCGGCTCTCTGCGCCTCTTTCGCTGCATCCTGCTTCGCGGCGCTTGGATCAATGCCAACGGCCAATTGCTCACGCGCCGCATCCCGGCTCTTACGTGCAACAGAAAGCGATACGGCAGGGTACACGCCAAGGGCCAAAGTCTTCTGCTTGCCCAGATATCGGTAGTTGAGGCGCCAGTATTTGCCGGCCGCTTTGACCAGCAAATAAAGGCCTCCTCCATCGGAATGTTTGTCGCCGGCGCCTGCCCCGCTGTATTTGACCTGGCGCACAAAAGTGTCTGTCAATGGCATCTCTGTCTCATGTGTTGGTATATGCTGGTCCGAGATGGCGACATACCATCAAAACGTACCAACAAAATTATGAGATGAGATAATACACGACGGGAATTGATGAGTATCATGCGCGTCATTCTTCATTGGGTAAACGCGCCACATGAGACACGATGGTAATTGTTGAAATTAGACAATTACTCCTTCTTCCGGGATCGAAGTATAGTATGAAAGCTGGCTGTATTTTGTCGGGTATACCAACAAAAATACCAACAGATCACTTCGCGTTCACTGCCCGGCACTCGTCGAAGCGCTCGACTATGCCGCGCCCTTGACCTTCTCGACGGTACGCAGGGCGCCGAGGCCAAGCATGCCCATCAGGATCGTACTCATCTCCGTGAAGTCGAATACTGGAAGGGTGATCGGATGGCCTACCCACTGCGACAGGACGAACGCAGCAGGGCCACCAATGAACTTGAAGGCGAACGCAGCGCCGCATATCCAGCCCACAAAGGGGCGCCATCCGGACACGAATAAAGAGGCATTCGACGCCTCGGCCTTGTTGACATCGGCCTGCCCGGTAGCCAGCTGTACGTTGGCGTTGAGTTGAGCCAACTCACCCGACTGCGCGAGTTTCATTACTTCCAGCTTTGCGTCCGCAGCCATCTTTGGATCCGGGAATATCCGGTCAAGCAAGTTGGCTAGGAGCGGGACAAGTTCAAGCATCAAAATTCCCCTTTTCGGATCATGTCAGTCACGCGCTTGGCGCGGTTCGGGCATTGGCGGGCCCAATCGCTGTCCATCGCTTCGGTTGCGGCGGCATCCCAGCGGCCGACCTTGAGCAGGTCGAGCGTCTTCTTGAACTTCACGAGCTTGTCCATCCCAAGCTGGAATGCCATGTTGGCCAGCGCGTTCTGTCGCGCATCGTTCATCGTGCGCCACCACGGAAGCGCCGAATCAAGCTCGTGCTGCACGTTGTCGATGCACCAGTCGAGTAGGGCATCAATGATCGGATCAGGCAGTGCGCGGTCCGACAGGTTGAATCCGACGCCAATCGTCCAGCGTGGAGGGGTGGCATTGTCTAGATACATGCGCGACTTCCGGCCTTCGTCAACGGTCAGTTGCGCGGCTAGTTTTGTACGGTCCATGGCTAAGTCTTCTCCACAGCTTCAGCACGGCGCTCGCGCCAAGCCTTCTCGAGTCGGATCAGCTGGATGCCAAAGATAACGAGGCCCGTGACGATACCAATGCCAAGTGAGATTAGCGATAGCAGCCCATGAACGATGTCGAGCCACACGAGCGATCCCATCGAGATGTTTCCTGCAGCGACCGCAGCCGCGACTGTGGGATTACTCGCCGCGGCCTCAATCGCGGATTTGACGTTTTCGGTTTCTTGCATGGTTTTGTCTTTCAAGGATTTCCGCCACCCCCGATACAACCAGAATGGCGAACCAGATCACTCCGAGCAGGATCAGCATGGCGGTCGGGATAAATTAGGCGCATCAGTTGCGCGTACGTCAACGCCACCATGTAGACGTTGTAGAAAACAGGTGGCGCGTATGCCATGTACAGCAGCCAGCCGGCGCCATTCCCGACAATTGACGCCAATAGCAACTTCTGAGAATCCACGCACAGCCGCCCACTCAGGACGGCTGGCGCGGCGTATAGCATGAAGAGATCGACGAGCGCACCGCTGCCGTGGTACAGCAGCATGTCTATCGGTGTATTCGGCAACTGGTGGGTTGCCCACCCATGGCCGTAGATCGCCAGCAGCATCAGGGAAGCAGCCAGGGCACGCGATCTCCACGAGTTCATTTCGTCTTCTTCGTCGGCGCAGTTTTCGTCGGCGTAGTCTTTTGCTGCTCGGTCGGACGCTGTTTGCCGTCGCCGCCGGTTGCCATGGTTTGACGTTTCATGTGTTTCCTTTCAGTGGTGGGTAAAGTGGTTAGCCGGTGACGGCGATGGAGGTAACGATTGCCTCCCAATCGACCGTGCCGCCGGCAGCAAGGCCGGTGATCTGCAGCGAGACAACGCCAGCATTGGCCGTCGAGTCCGTCAGCACCCAGGTGGCGTTGAGCAGAGCGTCGGACTCGTACGAGTAGATGCTTGTGGGTCCGGACAGCAGCGCGGTGTTGGTCGTATTGGTCCGCGCGTAGGTGACGAACTTGTACATGGCGGTTGCACCGCTGGCCCCTTGCTGCTTCGCCAATACGGTGGCTTCGAGGATCGTGCCGCAGTTGTTGTTCAGCGACTTGGCCCAGATGTTCACCGGCGTTGCATTGGCCGTCGACACCTTGCGAATTTTCGTGACGTTGCTCCCGGTCGGCTGCGCATCCAGAATGATGCCGGCTGTACCCGAGATGAAATTCTCTTCGCAGTACGTGCAGTCCACGCCGCCGCCACCCAAGATCAGGGCATAGCTGTACGTCGGTGTGTTCTGGGTGACCTTCGGCGCGATCAGCTTGTTGCGCGTGCCCGAGATGTTGAATGCTCCATATGAGCCGCTGGATCCGGTACTGGCTCCGTTCACGAAGCAACTCGTGAGCGTGCAGTTCAGCGTGCTCGCAGTCAGCACAATGCCATCATGGTTGATGTCGTGGCAGCCGCAGGCGGTCATGTTGATGTTCTCGACCGCGTTCAGGTAGAAGCCATTCGTGCCCGTGCCACCGTCTTTCGCCGTGCAGCCGATCAGATGCCAGTCGTAGCCGCTCTGGATGTCGAAGCAGGCGCCGCCGTCTGTGCCGGCCGTGACGCAGTTCGACAGGACCGTACCTTGGCCCACGCCGCGGATGATGAAGGCCGGGCCGTTGGAGTTGTCCGAGATGCAGCCACGAATGCGCCCCTCGATCACGCTGAGGAAGTAGAACGTGCCGCCGCCGAAGCCGGACGACCAGACGTTATCGACAACCGGCGTGCTGACACCGTTCATGTACAGGCCGTAACCGCTGGTGTAGTTCCACGTCGGGCCGGCGATCGGCGCAATGAAGAAGTCTTTCAGCAGGTGATTATTCGTACTGACACATTCGATTGCGTTGCCCGTGGCCGCGTAGTAGAAGACTGCGGACCCGATACCGTAGCCGATCACGTTGACGGAAAGCGGGATCGACAGCGTCGTGTCGTAGACGTAGTACCCGTACGTCAGCGACACGGTGCCGGTCAGACCGTTGATCGAGTACTGGTAGCCGGCGAAGTTCAGCGCAGCCTGGAGCGCCGGTGCGTTGCGCGCCGCGGCTGCCGCACGGGCCGAGAAGTCGGCGCCTACCGGCGCATGGAGTCCGTCCGCGATAGCGCCCCACCATTCCGGGAAGATCAGATCATTGCGGATCGTGCCGACGACTTTGCCAGTACCGGTGCACTGGAAAATCTGCTGCCGGCCGGCGAGCAGTTCGGTGTTGGTCATCGTGACCGTGACACCGTTCGGGATGATCAGCTTGGCGCCCGCGTGGAAACGCAGGGCCGCACCAGTGGGAATCGTCAGATCCGACCCGATCAGATACGACCCCTTCGGGAAGTACAGTTCAAAGTCGGTGAAGTCCGACGTCAGGTTTGTGAGCATCGTGTTGATCGCATTGCGATCGTCGGTGATGCCATCGCCGACAGCGCCATAATCCTTGCTGCCGAAGTGGTCACGCAGCTTATTCTGTACCGTGCGCAGCACCGCGCCAGTGGTGGACTGGATGAAGCCGAGCAGAGACGAACCAGCCGACGAGGCTGCGCTGGCGATGAAGGCGACGACGCCGAACGGGTCGGATTTGTAGTTGTCGACCGTGTAAATCGTGCTGCCGGCCGAATCCTTGAGGACGACCTTGTAGGATCCATCCCAATAGATCGGGCTGTCTGGTTCGCCTCGGGCGTTGAGGATGATCGGGTTAGCTTGCGGGACGAGGCCGGCAGAGTCGGTATAGGTTGCCTTCGGCGTAGTCGTGCCGGCAGCATAGGTGTACACCTTCCCGCCAGCGAGCGGGCGCCCATTGGGCGAGTCGAAGTATTGCTGCTTCGGGACGGGCATCAGGGCGGTAGTCATCGCGTGCCCCTTACACTTGGGTGAATGCGGACACGTCGAGTGCGACGTTCAGGCCCAGGGCCGAGATGAAATCTCCCGGTTCGAGGATCCGCCCGATCAGTTCCGGGCACGTGTAGGTCTCGCCGCTGGCGATCGAACGCGCCGAGATTTTCTGGTTCTTGAGCGCCGCGGTATCGCCCGATGTCACGATGTTCACCGTGCACGCAACAGCGCCGCCGCTATTGTTCGTCAGCGTGGCATTGCAGATGCGCACGCGGGTCAGGGCAGGGGCCGTGTAGTACGTTGCTGCGGAGCCCGTCAGCAGCGTGCCGGGGATGATATTCTTTTGTCCGATCATTACGATCACCCATAAAAAAAGGCTCCCGAAGGAGCCCTGTTGTTAAATCAGTTGTAGGTTACCTACTCAAGTCGATACCAAGTCGTATTCGAAGAGCGGTAGATGAATGCATAGCCCTGCGTGCCTGTCGTGCTTACTGTGAAAGTGGTAGGTGCATTTGAGACGCTTTGGCCAGAATTCGGCGAGACCGTCAGAGCAGTGATGTTCTGAGAGCTGCTGATACGGATTTCCTGGCCATCCACTGGAGAGGCAGGCATTGTGATCGTCCCGGTTGCCAGAGTGCCGGCTGGGTTAAGAATCAGCGTCCGCACCCCAGCACCGATCGTGATCGAGAAGCCTGTAGCCGGTGTCTGGTAGGAGTAGGACGTGTCAGCAACACCCTTCGCATTGACTAGGTTCCCGCTGCCGTCGATGGTCACAGCGTCGACGAATGAACCTGCAATGCGGGTGGAGAAGATGAGCGAACAGGCCTCAGAACCTGCTGTCGCGTTACTTACAGTGACCCGCAATTGACCCCAGACCAGCACCGTGCCACTCGCGTTCGGGGCATACACTCCGAACGTCCCGGGCTGCGATCCGACGCCGGAATTGCTGGTACGGCCGGCTACGATCGTGGCGCCAAGGGAAGTCCGAAAATCGGCGATGCCCGTCGTCAGTCCGCCGATGGACAACTGTGTGAAGGTGCCAGCCTTGGCCGTCGTGGCGCCGATCGTGACATTGTCCATCGCCCCGGCCGTAGCCGGGTTGATCGTGACGAGACCCGTACCGGTGGGGGATAGGGTGACGTTGGCGTTGGCTGGGCTGAGCGTTACCGCTTGGCTGGCCGTCAACGTCGTGAAAGCTCCCGTATTCGGCGTGGTCGATCCGATCGTTCCCGGAACCGCCCAAGTCCCACCCAGCAGCTGCGAGACGTTCAGGTTCGGCACGACCGTCGTCGATGCGATCGAGAATGGCGCCGTACCAGTAGCAAGCGTGCTGGTGATCTGGCCGGTCGCGCTGATGGTCGTGAATGCTCCAGAGTTAGCGGTGAGAGAGCCGATCTTGCCGGGATGCTCCCAGTCCACGCGGAACGGATCTTGGAACGAGGCCAGCATCTGCACGCCTTCGAGCTCTTTGCGTACCTCGGCCAAGTCGGCGCGAAGCGGTTGTTCACCCGGCGCCATCAACTGGCTGGCTAGCTCCTTGCGGATCTCTGCCAACTCGGCTTGCACCTGGATGAACTGGTTAGCCTGAACGCGAAGATCCTGCACCTCGGCCAGCAATGCGGCCACTTGGCCCGACAAATCCGGCGATTCCACGGCGCCGATGTCCTCGATAGCCTGCGACTGCAAAGAGGCAGACTGCGCCACGCTCGCAGCCAGGATGGCCAGATCATCAGAGCCCATGCCTTCCGGACCACCGACGCGCTCGAACAGAGCACGCAGCGCACGCGCAAACTCGGGCGTCATCAGCACCGTATCATCCTGCTGCACGAGCCCGATCGGCACGCGTGCCGGGAAAAGGTTCAGGGTGCTCATCGGCTCAGGCCTTCAGCATCGACTGCAGCACCCAAGATCACGCGCTTCACCGGGTCGGAAATCGAGACCTCAAATACCCGGTCACGGCCCGAGCCCAGGCGCCGAAGCCTCGCACGGGCATGGTACTGGCCGATGCGCCCCATGGTCACCGTTCGCAGGTTGCTCCACGTGTGACCGCCATCGTCCGACCAGCGAACCATCATCTGTGGGTCATCACCTTGGCCCGTGCTCAAGCCCACGCCGGCTTCGACGTCCACCTGCAGCCCATGGAAGCGGATACGGTGGTAATCGCCATCGGCCACATGCGGAGAGGAGCGCAACGCCAGCAGCGGATCACCGTCGTCGTCGAAGCAATCAAGGTCCAGCGCGTACAGATTGCCATTCTCCCAATCGCCCACGACATGAAGGCCAGCCCACTGCATGTGGCAGTCCGAGCGGTGCCGATTAAGAGCGGTAGTGTCAGGGTCGCGCCATGCCCGCTCATGCCACAGCCCGGCCTTCACGCCATAGACCCACGTGGCATTCGCGCTCGGGAAGTTCAGCACATAGAAGGTTTCGCCCTCCTGCTGATAGGCGTAGGCCCTCGCATCCGAGATGTCGCTGTAGCCCTGAATCGCCAACTCGACGCCATCGTGCGACACGCGCTGCGGGGTGTAGCCATTCATGCGCCACACGACCCCATTACCGTTCTTGTCCTCACCCAGCCAGAACACTGAGTTGTCCAGATCAACCACGGAATGCACCGCGGCGCAGCCCTGCTCGATCAGCGCGTTGCCATCGCGGGCATACGGGAAATCCCCATTGCCACTGTCGCCCCATACTTCCGTGACGGTGCGCTTGAACAGCAGGATCTGTCCGTGGTTCACGATATGCGACACGATCAGCTCTGCGTTGCTCTCGGCGCTGGCGAAGTCGAGCGGGTCGAACGTCACGGAGCCATCTGCAGCACTGATGTAGAACTGGTTCGTGCCCGGCCGCTCCAGGATGAACGCGTTGTCGTTGTAACTGACCCGCGTCGCACCATAGAAGCCGTCATCCGTGATCTGCTCCAGCGTGTTGGAGGCCAGGTCAAGCTTGTAGCCATAGTCCCCCGTCACAATCACCGCGGTCGTGCCGTTGTCCTTGATCGAGGCGACCGTATCGCGTGAATCGATAGTTCCCACGAGCGTTGCGGTGAAGTCGGTAGCCAGACGGTACACGCAGTTGCCAGCCACGGCGATGGCATTGCCGACAGACGGCCGATACAGGCCGCGAACGGCGCCGCCAGCGAGCGTGGTCAGCCGGCGCAGGCCGGGCGTGCCGAACAGCGCGCGCACGGACTTGGCTGTGCCGCCGGTTTCGTCGACCACGGCATAAAGGTTGACACTTCTCTGAGCCGAGAAATTCAATGATCGGCTCAGGTATGCGCCGCCTACAAGTGGGAACTGTGACATGGATTAGGCAATAAAAAACCCGCCTCAGTTGCCTGGGGCGGGTTGGTTAGGAATCTTTTACTACTATGCTGCTTCGTTCTGCTTCAGAAGCGGGAGTACACCTGCTGCCCACTTGATCTGCTGGATCGGCACGCCGCTACCGTGCTTCTTGCCGGTGTCGTAAATCTTCGCGAACTCTCGGCCGGCATCCTGCACTTCCCACACCTCGCCGCGCTTGACCTGAAATCCAGCCTCGGCAAGCAGCGTGTTCACCTTGCGCCCACTGAGCTTGATCTGCTCGCCCAACTCCGTCGGCGTGAAGAACTGTGTCTGCTCCGACTGCTCAAGGTGCGTCTGGCCGAGCAACGACAACAGATTCGTGCCCGTAATGTGCCTCACCGCCTGATTCGCGCTGATCGCCGCCGCGTTCTTGTCCAGGCCGATCAGCTTGGCCAAGCCGAACAGCGCCTTGAACTCCTTGACAGGCTCCAGCGTCGACGGTGCTTTTGTAGCCGGACGTTCCTTCGCTTGCCGCTCGCACTCGATGAAGTACTGGCGCGCTTGCTTGCCCTTGTCGGTGCGCTCGACCATCGCCAACTCTTTCGCCATGTCGAGACTGATGTGGTAATCGATTTGGCTGACTCGACCGTTCATAAATTTATGAACGGTGAAGTCTTCACCTTCGATGAACCCATACTGGTCGATTCTGGCTTTGATCCAGTCTGCGAATTGCTGCCGGCTTTCCAGAAACGCATGCAGTTCACGTGCATTGACAGTCTCAACAGCTGCCGCCCCTAGGTTGCGTTGCTCGATATTGATCAGGCTGCTCATGCCGCACCTCCAGCGACAAGTCGCAGGTTTGCAGCCGCGAGCCGGGGGAATCTCCGCGCGAGAGCTTGCAGGACGATTATCGCGTTGTCGTGATAGTCGGTACTCATGCTGCGGAGTTGTTCGATCACAGCGATCTCCATCCGGGAGAGCTCCATTCGTTGTACTTCAGTCGTCGTCGTGATAACCTTCATCTTGATTCCTTTGCTTAGGGTTTCAAATCGACGCCTCAACCGCTCCAACGGTTGGGGCGTTTTCCTTTGCGTCACGCATTTTCACGCAACGCCTCCTGCTTGCGTGCCGCATCCAAAATCAGCAGCACTTGGGCATTCACACTGCGGTAGCCTTGCTTGGCGGTCCGCTGCAGCCAGTCACGCATGTCGATCGGCATCTTCACCGAAACAACAGGCTTCGATGCCTTTTCAGGGGTAGAAGTGTCCATCTGGTATCCTTTCGATTGACGAGATTTCACTCTACAGAACTAAAAAAGATTTTTCAAGACTTTTCGAGATTATTTTGTATGGCAACAGCATCTGATATCGGCGCACGCATTCAAACCTGTCGGGCTCGACTTCGTTTTTCACAGCAAGAGATGGCTGACTTAGTTGGGATTGCGCCGTCCCAGTTTCATAGGTATGAGGTCGGACGGACTAAACCTCGCCCAGCGATGGCCGATCGCATTGCCGATGCTCTCGGCGTCTCCACGTCATGGCTACTTACCGGCGAAGGCAACATGGAGCGCTCCAAGAAGGATGATCTGGGAACGCGTGATAAGCCAGGCTTTCACATCATCAGCGTCGAGTTCACCCCCAGCGAAGCCAAGGCATTTAGGCGCCAAGCCACAGCACGAGGAATGACGCCGGAACAGTTCATGAAATTTCTCATGTATCAACAGTTCGAAAAGAACAACTTGCTTGATGCTGATAGCAAAGTCTCAAAAAACATCATCTCTCCAAAGGACGACGAATGAGCGATTTCATCACCTTCAAGCTGTGGAAACTGGGCATTTTCTTCATCGGCGCCATCATCTACGGCTTCATCAGCGCTCGGAGGCGGAGACGGAATTCACGGCAGCGCCCCTCAGAAGAGGATTAGACAGCCCTGATTCCAGTGCCGGAGCTACGCTACCCGCAGCTTTAGCCCCAGGCCCATAAGCCATCCGCGCCGCCAGCGCCTTGAATGCAGCGCTTCGGTCGGCCATGAATGCTGCCCACGTGAGTGGGTTCTTTGCCAGCAACGACAAGCCCCCCGGGTTCTTGTTTGCCTCCATCAGCGCACGACGCTCGGATACCTTGAGCGTCGTGATCAACTTCGATTCCTCGGCGTTCAGGCCGGCCACTTCCGGGACCGCGTTGGCAATTTCTTCCTTCAGCCCACGCGCCAGCCCCTTCTGCGCCTCCGTCTCAGCGCCGCCCATCTGGCCATACTTCTTCGCCAGCGTCTGGTAAGTGCCCTGCTTGAGTTGTTGTGCAGCCTGCACTGGTAAGTCCGGGCCTGGGTAGAGCGGGTGTGCCAAGAAGTCGTCACCAACGCGGTCGATTGCAGCCAGATCTGCCGTTGGGCTGACCTGATTGCCGAACGTAGTTTTCACGTCCGCCAGCCGCTGCAAGACGCTCTGCTTTGGCACGGTGGCCGTAGAGTTCGCGATCTTGTCGGCTACCTGCGTGTTCAGGTCATCGATAAGGCCCTGCATCTTCTCAACACCAGCCCTTGTAGGACTGATGCCATAGTCGAGAAGCGTGCGCACAGCAGTATCGGCATCGCCGTTTGCAAGTTGCTTAATCGTCGGCTTGAGCGCACTTTGCATCAGACCTGTGGCGCGGTTTTGGGCAATTTGCTCCAGCTTGTTACCAATGGCTCCGCCAACCTTCGCCACGCCAGGCAACGCTCCGCCCACCACCGCCCCAGCGCCTGCATCGCTCGGGTTGACCATCCCGGCCGATGCGCCGCCAGAGATTGCCCCGCCAGCGGTCCGATATGCCAGATCAGCCAGGCGCGACGACGGAGCGCCACTGCCAAGCGTCATGCCGCCGCTCTCGATCGAGTTTGCCAGCGTTTGCAGGGTAGGGCCGCTCATGCCGGCACGTGCCAGAACCGGCGCAGCCGCGCGTACGCCGCCCGCCACCACGCCGCCAATGCCCGCAGTGCCAGCCACTTCGCCGCCCAGCTTGCCGGCCTTGTACAGCAGCGAATCCGGCTCTGCACCTACGAAATAGGCGAGGCCAGAATCGAGGTCTCGGCGGCGCTGCTCGTTGCGGCTGATCGGCTGCTTACCGGTGATGAGGCCGGCGACATTGGGATCGCGGTCACCCATGATCATGTCCGTGGCTTTGTCGATCGGCCACATCAGCGTGGCCCCGATCGAGCCCGCGCCGCGGACTGCGCCGGACGCAAGGTTGATGGCGCCTTGCTTGACGCTGTCGAGCACACTAGTTTGTGGCGCCGGCGGCGCTGCAGGCGCATCGGCCGGCATCGACTGGATGTAGTTGGCGAGCTTGCGCGCACCCTCAGTGTCGCCGGCTTTATCGGCGTTACGCAGGGCGGTGTACAGCTCTTCGCGGGTTGGCATTACTTGCCTCCGTGTTTCTTGAGCAGATCTGCGATATCGTCCGGGACGCCACTATCACCAGCGGCTGGCGGGGTGTAACTCGGACCCGCACTACGCGACAGGCCGGCGATAGCCGTTTTCCGGTTCGCTGCTTTCTGCGCGATCAGTGCCGGGGTATCGCCAGGCTGCGGGAAATACTGCTGCTTCGCGTTCTCGAACTCGCTCGGGCTGATAACAGCGCCGGATTCCTGACGCAGGATGGCATTGACGAAATTGCGCTGGGCCTGTTCGGCTCGCTGATCGGCCTCGCTCAGGGCAAACTTGTTGGTGATTGCTCCGGTCGCGCCGCCGATGATCGGCCATTCCTGAACACTCTGCTTCGCATTGATCGCTGCCGGACTATATTGCCCGGTCAGTTTCCCGAGGATCGCATCAGCTTCTTGTGCCCGGTCGGAGAAGGCCGCCGATTTCCCCTGAAACTCGGTCATCGGCTTGCCGCCCTGGAGCGGGTTTCCTTTGGCATCGACCACAGGGACGGCGACACCAGTACGCTTGTTGACCAGCATCCCACGGTCCGAATCATACTGGCCCTGCTGGTTCAGTTCGCGTGCGCGCGCGTCAGTCAGATCCTGGCCGCGGCGCGTTGCCGCCACTATGGCCGTGTTGTCCGGGCTCTGCGTGTTCCGCACGCTGTTCATGACCACAACTTTGCCCGTCACTGGATCAATGCTGATCGTATCGGTCGTGCCGCCCATGTTGCGTGTGTCGATCTTCGGAAGCATCTTATCCGCTTGCATGGAATGCGCCGCCGCCCACTGCTTGATTTCCTCCGGAGTCTTCAGGTTGGCAAGTGCCTGCCGCTCATTGGCGATATCCCCGCTGACGTCGAAGCCCAACTGCTTGCCCAGCATCTCCATGCTGTTCAAGGCGGCATTGGCGTTCTCTTGCGTAGGCATGGCCATAACGCGGCCGGCAACCTGCTTCGTCGCATCGAGATATTTGCCCATAGCCTCTGCCTGATTCTTTTGGGCCTCGGCCTTCGTCTTGGTCCGGTTCTGGATCGACGTGTCGAGCTTGTCAGCCTCGTCAAAATAGCCGTTCCCACGCAAGGTGTTCATGCGCTGATCGTCGGTTGCGTCTTGCGGCAGGCCTTTCATGAGATTCAGCAGGTTGTTCCCGCGTGCGATCTGCCTCTGCTTTTCACCATACATCAGGTCCGCAAGACGGCTCTGATTCTGCGCTTGCTGGATCTGCTGCACCTGCATGTACTGCTCAAGCGGATTGGCCAATTGGACTGGCTTCACGCTCAGGGCGATATTTGGATCGATGGGCATGTTATTTCCTTGATCAGGAGCTGAAGCCGTTGAAATTCATGAGGTCACGAAGACCGCCATAGCTTTCGCCAGAAAACAACTTGCTTGTGCCGCCGCCAGACAGTTGACTCAACAGGTTCTGATTCTGGTAAAGGTTCAACCCTTGGCTAATCCCATTGTTGATGGCATTCGCTCCGCCGACATAACCGGATGCACGCGCATTGCCGGCGCCGATCATGTTCTGCCCGATGTTGTTCGATGCGTTCATACCTGCGTTCGCAATCGTTCCGTAAGCGCTTTGACCGGCCTGTCCAACCTGATTTGTCGCGGTCTGGCCGAGGCCTGCAATCGATGCCAACCGGTTGAACTGGTTCGACTGGTCCGTGTTGTATCGGTTGTATGCGTTGCCGTACTCGTCCGATGCGGTGTTCTGGTTGAAGCGTGCCAGCGCCTTCAGGGTCGCGCCCGAATACAGGCCGCCGCGCGCTGATGCAGCACGCTGAATGCCCTGCGTACCCTGGCTTAGGCGGAATTGGTAGCCGGGGTCAGCCTGAAAATCGGCCAGGCCGAATGGCTTGATCAGGGTTCCGCCGACGCCAGTACCCGAAGCCAGTTGAGCCAGCGCGCCTTTGCCAGCAGAAAGCCACGGCGCCTGATCTTCGCGCTGCTTATTCAAAAGGCCTAGTTGGTCAGCGCGTGTCAAGTCATATTCGCGCCGCTGTTCCTCTGTAGCATTGTTGGATGCTTGAACTTGCGCGTCTGCCGCCTTACCAGCAGCCCTGTTACTGTCTACGCCACTCCCAATGCTTGCGCCGATTGCAGCGCCAGCAGGCCCGCCAATCATAAAGCCCGCAGTGCCCCCAATAATCGTTCCGAGTGATCCACTCATCGCAATATTCCGTAAAGTTGTTCATCGACGATCGAGCCATCCTGTAGCTCAATCGATGCTTTCCGAGTTCCCTCGAACTGCCAACCAAGGCGCCGCGCAAGCGCCCATACGCCGCGAACGTGCGTTCTCATCTCCAGCTTCGCGTAGCCGGTAGTGCCCCATACGCGCTCTTGAATCTCGCGCGAGTTTTTGACGATGAAGCGTGATCGACTGAACAGGTGAACATCAGCTACACGGCTGGTGCAGTGCCGTACAAACCAGCATGTCTGGCCGTCGAGCGACCAGAAGAATTGGGCTACACCGGCTGCGACTTGTGCATCGAGGTTTGCTACGATCTCGTGCGGCGTCATCCAAGGCGCCTGCACTACCCATGGATCGGCCACATCGAGCAAATCCAACTTCATCGCATATCCGGTTGAAAGAACGTCGACACGTCTTCTTTGTCGTAGCCCATGGCCTTGTCCAGTGCATCCTGAGCGCGGCGCTCAAGGTCTTGACGCTCAGGCAGCGACAGGCCAGCCGACGGCGCCATGCGATGCGCCAGCCCAAGAATCAGCGCCTCGCCCCACTCGATCGCGAAGTCGGGAGTGTTCTCGCCAATGTTGAAGTCTTCGAGCAGGCGTTCATACCAGAAGCACAGGACATCGGCAGCGCTGTCCGGAGTAGGCCAGACAGACAGTTGCCCGGCGCCGAGTTGCGGATCGTAGAAAGCCTGAACGATTTTGCCGCTCGTGCTCTTGCTGGCCAGTTGGGCATACTCGGTGCGCGAGATCATCGCCACCGGCGTGTCCTGCAATGCGGTCGATCGCCAATACGCGCTGTCCGGATCGATGCGCTGTGGCCGGCTGATCCCGGTCGTGTACGTGAAAACCTGCGCACCTTCCGATGCCGCGCCAGTCAGGGCAACGGCAAGCGTCGTCGTCGCACCCGGCGTGCCGCTGATCGTGGTCCAGTACAGCGTGCCGTCGTCCAGCAGGATGCCGATGTGGTCGTTTGCAGCCATGCCGGCGAAGCTGGTCAGGGACACGGTACTTGCGCTCGCCGCGGCATCAGCAGCCAGCGTCGTGCTTACGTAACTTGTCGTGCAGTGCGCGCTGCCACCGAGGGCATATTGCGCCTGCCCTGGCACCAGAAACAGCGTCGCCAGCTCCATGGCCCACAGCTTGGCGCCGCCGGCCATCAGCGACTTCACCCACGAGTTCAAACGAAGGTTGTACTGTGCCAGCGTGGTGTCGTCCATGGTATCGCCCAGGGCGACGTCACCCACTTCCAATGCGGCCGAATTGATGATGTCGTCGCGCGACAGGGAAAATGTGTTTGTTCCGCTCGTGGTCATAGCTGATCAGGGGTTATCTCGTTGGCCTCGACGAACCATGGTTCTGCACCCGGCCGTGCGTCCTTGACATGGTTGCGCTCAGGGCGAGCCTTCACGAAGTCTTGCGGGTGTCGCGGTTCCCAATCGGCCCGGCAGACCATGGCGCCATCCCAGCGCTTGCGCAGTTGCGACAGCTTGTGCTTGAAGCCACATACATCGCATATGGCATTAGCATCGCCCAGGATGAAATCGTCGTTCATCGCATCCTCCGCGCCCTGATGGTCCCGTAGGCCGTCGTCGTGCCAGCCGAGAACGACGCCTGTGCAACCAGATAGACCGTGGTGGTGGCAGAGAGTGAAACGCGCACTGGCCCCACTGGCAAATTCATCGTTCCGGTAATCGTCGTGGTCTGCAGAAGGGACGAGCGCAACGGGTCCGTGCCCAAGCCACTGCCGCCCGCCTGCGATGGCAAAGTGGCAGACGTCAGAGAGATGCCCATTTGCTGCAAGGTGCTGGTGGCGCCGGTCAGGACGTAATCGACTTGACCGCTCACGTCCCAGTCGCCCGCCGTAAGGCTAATGCTGGTCACGTTCGCAGTTGTGTCGGTGGTGAGCGAAACGGCGCTACCACTGGCTACGGTGGCGGTAATGACCTGGCCAACGTTGCCGGTGGCTGCATTGTCGTTGGTCGTGGTGCCGACAACAGCACGTGCTGATCCATCGCCGATAGATAGCTTAGCCATGGGTCACCTGTATTGGACGTCAAACCAGCAATCAGCGCTGCCGATGGTTTTTGTGTTGGCGGTCGAGGAATTGCAGATCACGATGCCGCGCTTGAACTGCCGCCCGAGAGTGCCGTAATCGAGGCTGAACGGCGTGGTAGCAGCAACCGCAATGATGATCGCCGGGACCGCGCCCTCGGCAGGAAGCAACGGCGCATCGAAGATCAGGATGAACTGCGCCGAAGCCTTCGAGTTGTAGCCGGTCAGCCCATACAGAGTGCCGGAAGTTGGCTTGACAATGCGGCTCGCCTCGTAAGCGATGGACGTGGAGTTGAGTGACGGTTCCATGTCAGTCCTTCCGTACTTTGATGATGATCGAACCGCTGCCCGACACAAGCCCGCTGGTCGTCAGCATGATCTTGCCGGTGCCGTCCACCGGGGACCGGTCCTTGATGCCGCCAAAACTGTCGAAGCAGAGTTCCGCTGGATTGTCCTGAGCAAGCGCCCAGATCCCCGTTTCATCATTCAGGTAGTCGAATTCGAGGCGCGCACTGAACCCGGCCAGGCTGTACCAGAGTGCGGTGATCGTGAGCGATGGCCGCTTGCCAAGCTTCGGGGACAGGTCGGCATTCGGATCGATCAAAGTCAGCTTGGACAAATCCGGACTGGCGCCATCACCTTTGATGAAGACGTGGAAAACCGCCGATCGATCGCCGTCGTGCAGTTTGGTGATATCTGCTGTGTGTGCCATGGAGAAGTCTCCGAAACGAGGGCCGAAGCCCTCTTTGGTTTAGATCGGGACTTCCACCCAGGTCATTTCGGCGATGCCGACCGCAGCCGTAGTCAGGTACGACAGCGACAGGTTCGTGCCTGGCGGCAGGATGATGTCGCCCTTGGTCTCGTCGACATACATGCCGGGGGTGATCGAGGATGCTGCAACGACGCTGCCAATCGGGCGCAGCCAGACAGGCGCAGCGCCGAGCGTGGCGGCTGCATCAGCCTTGCCGACGCCGACATTGAGGTTGCTGCCGGTGGCGATCGCGTTGTGGATGACTGCTGGGGTGGTATGCGTAACCTCGGTCGTCTGCACGGCCGGGCTGATGGCCAGGCCGACAACAGCGGCGCCGGCAGGAGCGGTGGACGGGGCGAATCGAACCTTTTCCACCACCAGATTCTTGCCCGAGCCGATGGGGTTGGACAGGACCAGGCCGGTGCAGGTTGCGCTTACGGTCGACAGGGTGACGGCGCCCGTAGTGCAGGCGTGGTACATGTTCCCGAGGCGCGCTTGCTCCAGGAACCAATCGGAAGAGTAGGCCATGATATTTCCTTTCGTTAGACGGCAGCGGGATTGATCAGGCCCGACTTGTCAGCCACGGCAGTGATCATCGAGTAGTTGTTCTGGAAGCCCAGCTTCGTGCCCGTGGGGGCCAGCAGGCCGGCCGAGTTATCCAGATGCCACGAGTAGTTGTCGTACACGTAGCCCGTCGAGCCGGTGGAGCCGCCGCTGAACAGGGAGCCGCCAGTCGTGCTGGTCGATGGGCGGAACACCTTGTTGCGGCCCATGTTGAGGTTCGTGTGGTTGTTGGCGCCGAAATCGACCAGAGTCGCGGTGTCGTTCAGGATTGGGTACACGACGAAGTTGTCCATGTAGGACTGGCGGTCGTTCGCTGCGGCCATGATGCATGCCTGGGTGGCGGCAGTCGTGGCAAGGCCGAAGACCTTGTTGTTCGAGAACGTGAAGCCGTCCATCGAGTTCGCCGTGGCGTTGCCGGTGACGCACTTGATGAAGTTCTTGTTGGACGCCACGTCGCGGAATTCGCACGAATCGACCGTGAAGTCGGTCGGCGTTGCTGTGCCGGTGGCCGTGTATGCGGACACGCAGTCCGCCACGTTGGCCAGGTGCAGGATGTTGTAGACCGTGACGTTCGCCGCCGTGACCGGGATATTGGCCGTGGCGTTCGTGCTGAACGTCAGGGTAGGGCGCATCGAGCCGACACCCATGCCGACGATAGCGACGCCGGCCACGTTCAACGCCAGATTGGTCGTCGTGGTGATGGTTTCCGCATGGCCGGGCTTGACGAAGATGATGTCGCCGCGGTTGGCCACGCACTGGCTGACAGCGTATGCGATGGTCGAAAACGGGCTGTCATACGTGCCCTTGTTACCATCGGAGCCGCCGCGCTGGCCCTTTTGCAGGGCCGTGCCGTTGTAGACCCAGAAGACTTGGCCCGGGTTGGTGGTGACGAGCGGTACGTTACGGATGGTGATGCCACTGGCAAAACCGCCCGGGAAGTTCGAGTAAGGCATGTTGTTCTCCAAAAAGGAAAGGACGGCCGAAGCCGCCCATTTCATTTGCCGGATAAGACACCGGCACTGCTGGCATTCCGGTTCGCTTACGCGCCCTGGCTGCCCCACCATTCGCGGAAGTCGCCGATCTGCACCGAATAACGCTCAGTTGCAGCCGCGAGCGCGTTTTGGGTGTTGAAGTCGTTGTCCTTGGCGAATTCGAGTTCACGACGCTGGAACAGCGTCAGGCCGTCTTCCACATCGGTGCGGATGAAGAACGCGTCCGGATCGGTAAAGAAGTGGTTGACCTTGAAGCCTTCCGGGAACGTGCCCATCGCCCGCAATGCGTTGATCGCGTTGTTGGCGGTGTCGTTCTGGTTGATCGACTTCAGGATGCGGGCCGCTTCGAACTCCAGTTGACGCGGGATGTGCAGCGAACGCACCTGCATGGCGATCTTGTTGCCCCGGTCGTCGGTCGCGCCGTTGGCCTGGATGACCAGATCTTCCAGCGAGGCTTCCGACAGGTCGGCAGCGGTCGCCAAGGTGTTGCTCTGGTTACCCGAGGACGACGTATGAGACGTCGAGAACAGCGGCTTGGAGTCCGGGCCAACGTTGTAGTTCGAGTCGAAACCACGGTTGAACCAGTTCGCGACGACTGTGTTTTTCGTCTCGACCATCGCACGCTTCAGAGCCTTGGAGCGCTGCATTGCCAGCTTCTCGTAGAGGTTGTCCTCGATGGCCTCGCGCGTGATGATGTAGCCCAGGGCGTACACCACGTGCAGGGCCGTGGCGGTGCCGCCCTGACTCGTGGAGTCGTAGGGAATCGAGCCGCCTTGCTCCTTGATGGCAGCCAAGCCGAAGCCGTTGTTCTGCACCATCTCTTCGCGATGCTTGTCGGAGGTCTGGACGGTGACCAGATCGCGCCATTCGTCGCGGTTGTTGTAGGACATGCCGAACATGCTGAACACGCCCGGCCAGAGCGCTTTGGGATGGGCGCCAGTAGTGATAGTTCCAGGCATGATTTAGACCCCCGCTACTTGGTTGCTGAATTGGTGACGGTTGATCGTCACCAGCCATTTGCACGAATAGCCGATCGCGTTGTCTTCGCGCGGGACGGGCTGCACCAGGTGCAGGTCCAGCGTGTTCGTTGTGGCTTCCGTTGCGTTGTTGACTTGCGTGCCGGACAGGGCGGTAACCGTGCTGCCGGAAGCCACAACGAAATCGATGTTCAGGCCGATGTCGTTGGCGGTCAGGGCGGTGCCGCTGGAGCCCTCCTGAATCTCGAACAACAGATCCGGGTCGTCCGCGACGTAGATTTCGCGCAGGGTGGATGCCGCGCAGTAGCGCAGGCTGTCTTGCGTGTCCGGCTTGACGCCAACGACCACGCCGACGATCACATCGCCGGTTGCGGCACGAATCACGTCTTGCAAGATGCGGCCGTTGACGGTTTCGCCGGTGCCGGCCAGCTTCACAAAGTCGCCAATCATCAGCGCGGTGCCATCGCTTGCGGGGTGGGCGTACACGCGGAAGGCGCCGTTGTACGGGGCGCCGTTCCGGTGCATGACAGGCCGTGCGCCTGCCGGGGTATCAGCATTTGCCATTGGATGCTCCAAAAAAGGCAAGGGCCGCTCAATGGCGGCCCGAATGATGGGGAATCGGCGCGAACGCCGGATGTTTGGTTATCGAGCGCGTGTCTCGATTTGGATGCCGCGGCCCTGATCCGGGACATAGGCGCCCTCGACTTCTTCGAGCTTGCCCTTCTTGATGCGGCGGTCGGTTTCTTCGACCTTGGCGACTTTCGCCCTCTGATCTTCCTGATAGAACTCTTCCTTGATTTCCATGAGATACGCGCGCTGCCCGGTCGTTTTGTCAACCACGCGGGAGACGCGTGCGCCCAGGTCGCGGTTTTCGTTATCGATGTCCGCGTCGCCGATCTGCTTGACGGTATCGTTCTGCACGAACGTGTACCCGCCGTCTTGGGCGTTCTGCAATCGGCCGTCGTAGTCGTTGATCCAGCGGCGGACGTAGCCTTGACGGCCGGCGACGGTCAGCTTGGAACGTGCCACGCCCAGCGGGACGCGGGTGCTTCTGCCTGATTCTTCACGGGAGGTTTCGCGGGGTGCACGGCTCATAGTTATGCCTCGTCGAAGTACTGTTTTACGTAATCGGCCTTGAACTTGGCCATCGCTTTTTCGTCGCCACCAAAGCCATTCTTCGCCATGCGATCGCAGGCGGCGCGGGCCTCGGCCGGCATATCTGCATACGACTTGCCGCCACGGCGCGCTGCCGGCGCTGCGCCTTCCACAGCTTGGGCCGACTCGCGGCGCGGGTTGGTGAACTTGGCCGGGAACTGCTTTTTCACGCGCTCGGCGACCATGTCGAGGAACTCGGCACCGGTAGCTTTCTCGCCCGATGCACGCAGCTTCTGGGCGGCGAACTCGGCATACTCGGACAGTTCGGCGTCCTTCAGCCACGCATTGCGCGATTCCCACTCGGAGTAGACCGGATCCGGGCCGTCGTCCTTCTTCTCGGCGCGCTTGGCCGCCTTGGCCGCCGCATCGGATTTCAGTTGCTCGATCTGCTCGTCGGCCTTGTCGAATGCATCGCCGTCGCCGGCCGCAAGAGCCTCCTTGCGCTGTTGTTTCAGGTCAGCGAGGGCGCGATCGTAGGCGCGCTGCTCGGTCTTGGACAGGTAATCGCCCATTTCGCGCGTGGTCTGCTTCAGTTCGGCCACTTCGCGCTCCAGGCGCTTGTTCTGCGCCTTCACCAGCGGCAGCAGGTTTTCGCCGCGCTCGACGAATTCGCCAGCATCACGCCATTTGGCCGGGTCGCCGCGGAACTCGTCTTTCGGCGTCCAGCCCATGGCACGCGCACGCGCCTCGATCTGCTGTTGCGCGTCGTCGGCGCCATTGTCGCCAGTGTCGACGTTCGTGTTCTCGGCGTCAGCCACTGCGGCACCGCCCGATTCCGCGCCTTCGCCATCAGCCGGCGCACGCAATACGTAAAACTTCCTGAGAGTGAGCATGAATCTTCCTTATTCGGTGGTGGAGCGGGGCGTGACGATCGCCGACACATCCTTGTCGTTACAGAGCCGAAATTCTTGACCGTCGTCGCCCTTGATAACAAATCCTGCGTACTTGGCGAAGTACACGACGTCGCCGATCTGCGGCACCTGACCGGCCCAGTCCTCGAACGCATTGCCGCCAACGGCGACCAGACGGCCCTTCACCTGTGCCATCTTTTCGCGCTCGGTCGTCTTGTCGACCAGTACGAGGCCGGCAGCCTTGGCGCGCTTCAGCGTCTCGTCGGTTTCCTCGGCCTGCTCGGGCAGGATCAGGATCTTGTACTCAACGGGCGAGATGCCGGAGGTGTTGGCGGCCCCGCTCATTGGGACGACCCTTTTTTAACAGGCTTGCGATTAGCCACGCCAGCAATTTCGGCCAGCGCATTTGCCGCGTCCGACGCGAACGATTTAGGCGCAGGTTCTGGCTGCTGCTCGGCCGCGCGGTCACACAACGCGCTGATTTCGCGCAGCGCCGCGTCCATGCGGTCCTTGTTCTGCACGGCCAGCGCATCGTCGGCCAGTTGCTTGATCTGTTCGTACATCACTTCACTCCTTCCTTTGGTGGGTATAACCCGTCTTGAATCTGCTCTAGCGTGGCCACGGTTTCCTGCTGTCCGACCGGTCGCATCCATGCCATGGTTCCAACTATTAGCCGCTTCCATTCGCCGCGCACAAGACTGAAGCGGATGCCAATGGTCGGCCAGCGCTTGCCACGTCGATAAGTGAGATCCCAGGGCCCAAGGTAAGTCGACGTGATCGGAATCGGGATCATCAACTGTGCACCAAATGACCTCAGAACCGGTCCGTTGCCATAGTTAATCCGCAGGACCCAGAATCCGAAGATCGATTCAGGCAACTCGTCACCCTCTTTGCGACGCTGGAAGGCGAATAGCTTCATACGCTGCCGACCTGATTCGTGCAATAGAAATCGGCGATCCAGTCATCAGCCAAGTCGGCCAGTTCATCAGCCATTTGGCAGCGCGCTACCGCCATCAACGTCTCCGGGTTGTCCGGCAGGTAATCCCCCTGCGCCCATTTCTCCATCACCGCCTGGCGGTAGTCCCGCAGGTACTGGTGGAACCTCTGCGTCAGCGGGTGGTCCTTCCACTGCTGGTAATCCTCCTTGCTCATTCCCTGTGCTGCCATCACTTTCTCCCTGTGGTTGCTGCGGTTGTAGTGCTGCCTTGACTTTCTCCAGATGCGAGTCAAACAGTGCTTGCACACTCGTCATCAGAAGTTGGAACTGTTGTTCGCCGGCGACTGCCTCGGCCTGTGCGAACTTGAGCGACGCATCCGCCTCCAACTGCACATTCTTCGCCTGCAAGTTCTCGATTTCGGCCATCATCTTCTCGGCCTTGGCGTTCACCTCGACTTCCATCGCGGCGAGCTTGCCTTGAACCTCCATCACCTTCGGATCCTGCGGCGGCGCCGGTGGCTCTGTGACCAGCAGCGCATCGATGTCGGGCACCTTCAGCGCCTTCAGGAAGCAGCGATGAAGCTCAACCTGATTGATGAACGGGTCACCCTTAAACTGCATCAGCGCCTCAGCGCGCGCCAATTCCTGCGCATCCGAGACCAGATTTGGATCGCTCACAGGCGCCACATCGGTGCCGTCGCCCTGATAGTCGTCCAGATAGATCGGCTCCGATTTGTCCTCGAAGCGGTAGTAGTCCTCGGGCTGCAGGTACAGCCGGTTCAGCCGGAACAGCTTCGCAAACTCTTGCTTCAGCGAGCGGTGCACGCGCTTGTAGATCGCGGTGAACGCCTTCAAGCCCTGTTCGATGAGGGCCAATGTTGTCGTTGCGGTTTGGTTAACCTGCTGCTCACCGGTCAAGATGTCCTTCACCGACGAGATGTCCTTTCCGGCCTCAATCAGCATGCCCAGCAACTGGAACAAGACAGGGCTCGGGCCAGGGAACTGCATGTGATAGATGCTGTCTGCGATCTTGCCGCCCTGGCTGTCAACGGGCTTGAACTCGCCCGGGGCGAACTTAGCCGCGCCACCCTTCATCTTGAGACCGTTACCGATGAAGCCACCGCCAGTGTTGGCCAGTGTGCCGGCGTCAAGCAACTGATTCAGCACCGTGTTGATCGTCTCGTTGATCGGGTTCAGCAGCAGGCCCAGCCCGACATCATACGAGCCGCCGTCCGGGTTAGGCATGAACGGGTATTTCGTCCAGTAGTTGACCGGCTCGATCTTTGAGACTTCGCCCTTGGCGTTCAGGTAGATGCCGTCCTCGTCAAAGCGGGCGACGATACGTGCCACCTCGGACGTTTCCTTGACGACGGTGACGACATACGGCTCTTTGTAGCCGTCCTCGTCCAGGTCGTACCAGCAGTGCTGCTCCAGGAACTCATAGGCCGGGTCGTCGTCCTGCGTGGAACCTGCTGGCGTGGCAAGCTGCACGTCAACGTAGACATCGCCGCGTACGCGCTCGACCACGTCGTTCTTGTAGAGGGTCAGGCACTGCGTGATACGGCGCAGATCCTTCCACGGCGTGGCATGGTCGAAGACGACATATTTCGCCGGAACCATCTCGCTGCGTGGCCGGCCAAGCGTGGTGTCGAAGTATGTCTTGCGGAAGCAGCAACCGACGATGGCGATTTGCAGCAGCAGCTTGTCGGTGTCCTCGTCCCAGTCCTGAATCTGCTCCAGCAGCTGGAACGACATGTGATGACCGATGCGGTCTGCGCGCTCCTGCTTCGTGCCATCCGGGTCCGGGCCCATCACCATACCCTTGACGACCTGTTCACCTTGGATGATGGCAGGGTAGGCACGGGCACTGAACTGGATTGCGCCGGTCGTGATGAGCGGATACTTGACGTTTGCAGCCTTCGGCCATGGCCAATTCTTCTCCTGCGACACCTGCATAGCCAAGTCCATGGCCTTCTGCATCGACCGTTCCCAGTCGCCGCGGCTGGCATGGTCGGTGTCGTAGCCGCGCGTGACCTCCATGCCGATCTTGCGAACGACTTCGGCGTCGAGCATGGGCACGATGTTGGCCTGACCGATGAACGAGCGCAGCAGGCCAGCCGGCTGCTGCTCCTCGGCCGGCGTATCGTCCTGCTCGTCATCCATTTCGTACGTGTCGTATGCCATCAGTAGCCGCCAATTGCTGATCTTCCGGTGTAGTCCGGATCCTCTTCTTCGTCATCGCCCCAAGCCTGCGGCTCCTCATACGCCACGCACATCAGGCCAAACGAGTCGGCGCCATGGCTTGACCAATCGTGTTCAGGCCCAAGGCCAATGCCGCGTATCTCGTCGCGCTTCTCGTGGTAGAAGCCCAGCGCCTCACGGCCTGCTTCAGTCGTCTCGGCGTTGAACCACATGGCCGGGAACAGCCGGCGTGCAGCCTCAATACGCGCCTTTGCCGCGCCTTTGCCCTGATTCGGCACGACGGTGACGGTGTAGCCGGCAGACTTCAGCGCAGACTCATACGACACGTCGAATACCTTGTCTTGCGTCGATCCATCGTGCGGCAGCCAGATTTGCGTGCGCTTTGGGCTGTATCCGCGCTCTCGCATCCACTCAAGGTGCGTGCCAAGCGGCTGGCCGACTGCCTCGTAGTAGTCAAGTACGCGGATTTCCTTGCCGATGAACTGCGTCACCCACATCGTGAATGCGTCCGCTCTGGCGCCAGTGCCGCCGATGTCGACGAACACACGCAACGTCATGAGCGGGTCAGCAGCCACGCGCCCTATGCGGCCTTGAGTCTTGGCCATGGTCAGGCTGGCAGCGTAATACGCGCCCTCGATGACCGTCGCATAGCCGCCTTCCCAGATGTGGTCGTACTGGTCCGGGCGCTCGCGTAGATCGCGTTGCCGATCTCGCTCCATCTTGGCCGGGAATTTCTCGTTGTCGCGCCAGTTCAGTTCGACGACCTTGATAAGCGGGTCATCCGAGTTACGGAATCGCTTCTCGACCGCAGCCGTCTTGCGCTTCGGGTTCCACGTCACCCACAACTCAGCATTCCAGTCGCCGCCTTCCTCGCGCAGCGTCGGAATCAGCGTGGTGAACGCTTCGTCTGTGACCGGCTCAGCCTCATCCACCCAGCAGATCAGGATGCGACCCTTCGACTTGATGCTGGCAATATTGCGATCCAGGCCGGCAAACGCGAACCAGATCCGACCATCACGCGAGCGGATGAACTTCTCACCAACCTCGTAATACGCTTCCAGGAACGGTTCCTCCTCGATCGCGCGCTTGCATTCCTCAAGGCTGGAGTCTTCCAGCGAGTTCATGAATTGGCGAGCGCACAGCAGCTGGCCAGTGACACCACCCATGCCGTAGATATAGCCACGCAGGGCGATCATCTTGGCGAACGAGCGAGTTTTGCCGGAGCCCCGGCCGCCGTATGAGCCGCGAACGTCCGCCTCGCCCTCGAAGATCGGGATCAGCTTCTCGGGGATTTCAATCCTTGCGGTCGTCATTTCCTGAGCGGGGCCAACTCAACGCGGGTGACAGTTTGGACTGGGCCACCATTGGGGCCGGTATGCTCCTGCGTCACCCTGTCGCGCCATTCTTCCTTGCGGCGGTTCTTCAGCCAGAAGATGGCCGCCGTGGTGTCGGGCGGGTAGTGCTTGACGATTGGGGTCTCAACGATCCTGCCTTCAACGACGCGGATATCGATGTCGTCATGCACATACCCGACGGCGCGCGCAAACAGGCTGCGCTCCACGCGGTCATCCGCTTCGTCCTTACCGCTTTTTAAGGACTGTAAAAACTCGTCGCTTTCAAGCTTCCAGTTGTTTAACGTTTTCTCCGTAACCTCGAAGAAGTCAGCCAATTCCCGATCTGTCGCCCCGAGCTTGCACAGCTTTCGTGCCTGCTCGATGTATTCCTGCTTGAACTTCGATGGGCGGGCCATAGTGATCGGTCAAAAAAAATGGCCCGGCGTGTGAGGCCGGGCCTGAGTTCCCTTTCGGGCGGAGACAACTGACGAGGTAACTGGTTGTGGTGGCCGGTGCTGATCTCCGGCTTCATGTGCGTACTGTCCGCTAAGACGTAGTCGCTCTCGTAGGCTCTCGCTGCGCATCAGCCTGCGCATTCACCACACGTCGACGCACTGTCTCTCAAGTCCCATGCGGGTACGGCGAGGCAATGACCGTCGATGTGTGGCGCCTCGTTTCGTGAGGCATCCGGCATGAGCGTCCTCATGCACCAACTTCGGATGAATGCGGCCAATTCCGCACCATTACCGAAACCGTAAACGACAAAGCCCCGCGTCATTGCTGATCGCAGGGCTTCGGATTCTTCAGGCGGCCGAAAGCTCCCGCATGGGAGCAATCGACACGTCGGAATGACGGAAATTAGTTGTTGCTTGGAATTTACAGCTGAGTTTGCTTAGAGTCAAGCTGTTTTGTATCGTCGGCAACCTCGGCTGCAAACACCAGCAATTCCTCAAGTGTCGGTGCCGCTATCGCATAGAACCCAACGGGCGTGTCCGGATACCATTGTAGCGTCCAGATGGAATCGGAATCTATGGCCGCTTGTTTGCTGGCCTCATTCTTCCAGTTGTAGTGATCGTTGTTATCGATCCATCCCGCCGGGGCTTCGTAATAGTCCCGGTGCTGGTTGTGCTGGAGGTAGAGGCCGCATTTGTGCTCGGGGAGTTTCATACACATGCCTCCTCGTTCTTTTCGACCACCGATTCTATCGCAGCCTGCGCCCCCTTTAGCACCGCGGCAAAGTGTTCCCGCGATACCCGCACCCGAGCGTGGCGGCAGATGATTTGCCAGCGCATGCCCTCGACGTAGTGATGCCTGAGCACGTCACGCACAGGCTTGAGCAGCTTGCGCATGGAGCGCTCCAGGTGCTGGGCATCGTCGATGTCGATCCTGTCGATGATGTCGTGGCCGCTCCACACGTTGCCGAGCGCGGCCTCGCGCATGTTGGCGCAGATGATCCCGGTGATGCATGAGCCTCGATTGCGTTCCATGGAGCGGAGCCAGCGGGACCAGTTGATCAGGCGGCTGTCGATGTCGTTGTATGCGGTCAAGGCGTCTCCTCGGTGGTCTGCTCTTTCATCTTTTTTGCGCCTCGATCGAGAAGCACAGCCAGCCAGACAGCACATGCGAAGCCAGCGACGAAGGAAAGGGCGATGGAGACGGCGAAGTGGATATCGGACTCGGTCATGGGAATCTCCTCAGTTGCTTCGAAAGCTTTCCGAATGCAGGTGCAAGCACTTCGGCTGCAATACGTTCACTCACAGCTACCAGCAGCCCTTCTGCGATCTCTTCGACTTCAAATTCTTGGTCGAACGATTTGCGGATCTCGATCTTCCGACCATTGATCTGGACGAATAAGCAGAAGTCATGGCGCGCGTTCATGGCGTCGATCCGCGTGTGCACGACGCAATCGATAGGGGAGTCCTCCAGACGGATGGCCTGCACGACCTTGTCTCGGGCGGCCTGTTCCATCTCGCGCAGCAGGCGCACGGATTCATCTGTCGGTGCGCGGTGCTCGTGTACCGTCACTGATTCGTGCACGCGCTTGGTTACGTGGGTGTCGTAATGAATGTCGAACATTTACGCTGTCTCCTTCAATGCGCGCAGCTTGGCGCGAAATTGTTCCTTCATGGCGATCAACTCGGGGATCGTCCAGCCGCCGCCGGATTGGTCGGACTCCAATGCTTCGACAGCGGGCAGGCCGTAGCGGGCAATCAGGCCGATGCGATAGTCGGCCGCATTCCCTGCGCGGTATCGGTTGCATTTTTTGCACTGGCCGTGCGCGTTGCGTAAGTCGAAGCGCAGATGTGGTGCGCTGCCGCGGCTTCTGTAATGGCCGCAGTCGTAGCCGCCGCCGGGCTGGTCGGCCAGCGTTGCCAGCACGGTGGGGCAGCTGATGCAGGTCTCGTTGCGGTCGCGGTAGCGCACGAGGGCATTGAACGCGGCTTGTGTTTCGGCGATGTGCTGCGATCGAGTCTTGATCTTGGCCTTACGCTCGCGCGTGTCCTTGCGCTCCTGCTTCTCGCTGTCTAACTTCCCCTGCGCGATCGAGCATTCAACGCCACACACGCGCTGCCCCATACGCTGCGGCCTGAACGTCTCGGCGCAGACGGCGCACTTCCTCTGCCTGAACGTAGGCGTCGACTTGAGGATGCTGCTGCGCTGGCCGAGCGGAGCCTTGCGCTTGAGAGGCGAGCGGGTGAGGGTCATGGCTGAACACCCTTGCAGCCCATGTGCGTCTTGCCGTCGGCGGCGATGCGGGGCGTGAAAGCGGCACTCGAACCATCGCGCATGAGATATTGGCAGCCCGTATCAGGATCGGCGTATAGGTACACCGTGTAGGGCAGCGCGTACAAATTGCGCTTAGCAGCAGTTTCCGGTGCAGGCGTAGTGCTAGGCGCAGGAACGCTTTCTTGGCACCCAGCCAGCAGCACAGCCAGAATCATCAATCGTCTCATGTCTCAGTCTCTCCCGTGTCGTTGCCGCCCGGAGGCCGGGCGGATTGTTCTACTGGCTCGGCATCACCGCATCAATGAACAGACAGAAGCACATAGCGGCAATGCCGTAATGCCCCATACCGACCAATCCACCTACGGAGCCCGCATGCAAAAGGGTCCACACGGCTTTTCGGGTTGGGTGGCGTGAAACGATTTCGATCTTCATGTCTGCCTTTCAGGTTGGTGCTGCGGTTGGTGGGTGGTGGTTAATTCGGCTGATACAGGCGTACGGCATCGCTGACCGGCATGCCCCGCTTGACGCGGTAGAGCAATCGCGGGTACGGGATGCCCGTTGCTTCGGCCACATCGGCCAGGTGCATCGTTTTTCCGCAATACTCAACGCGAATAGAATCGCGGCGATTGCGCGCCTGTTCCGTGGTGGTAGCCCAGCGGCAGTTGCTCGGCTCGTAGTTGCCGTTCACATCGATACGATCGATCGTGAGCCCATCGGGACGCAGCCCCATGTCGGCAATGAAATTCTCGACCGAGTGCATCCAGCGCTCGCAGACCTTGATGCCGCGACCGCCGTAGTCGGCGTAATGTATCGCTTTGGGATTAATGCATCGATCCCGCATTGCATTCCAGACCTTGTATTCATTCGTGCGGCTTAAGCCATGAATTTTCAGCCTCCGACTCGTGACTGCAGGCCGCTGGCAACCGCAGGAACGTGTCTGGCCTAACTTGACCTTCGAATACGACGCAGCGAAGTGCTTCCCGCAGTAGCATATGCAGTTCGCCATCTTGTCTTTGACGCCTGGCTCGCGATATTGCGAGAGCACCGTGATCCGTGTGTATTGCTTCATTGTCAATCCCCCTGCGCAGCATCTCGCGCGAATTGGTCTCTATGCCCTCATCCGCACGCCCAGGCGAAGCATCAGCCGGACGAATTCCAGTGCGGCGCGATTCTCAAGGTGGTATTGCTGCTTTGTCATGATGTCTCCTGTTGTTTCCTGCGTTTCGCCTCGTCATAGCAATCGATCAGGATCGTGTGCCAGTCGTCCCGAGCGCTCCAGTACGAGGATCGGCAGTGGTTCACGTCGCCCCGGTCAAACTCACCCATCTGTGCCAATTCGGCGAGGCGCTTTTCGATCTTTGGCGGCAGCGGTTTAGTCACGTTTCTTCCGTCCATACTCGTCATTTAGAGGGGTTGGTTGGACCCCTCAGCCTAGGTAGTGCATGTAAGGGGTGTTACTGCGGCCCCTGAGCAAAATCAGCGCGAACTGCTATCGCAAGTGACGTCTTCACGGGTGGTCAATCCCGCTACGGCACGCCCAAACCGCCCCCTTCTGCCCATCTGGGCGATGCACTCGTTTGAATGCGCCGCCCACATAAGCCAAGCCTTCCAACTCTGTACCTCTGTTCGGTCCGGCCTGTGCTCTCAGGCCTCGCCAGGGCCCCCTCTGCGCCCTGTTCTCGCTGTGTCCTGTGGTTCGTCAGTGACGGCCGGTCTTTTCGCGGTGTGGGCCGATTTCAAGCCCCTGCACGTTTTTTATGGTGTCGTCCGCTCCACCCTTAGTGTCTTATCTCGGACGCAGTAGCCGGGCTTCCCGCATTACCTTGAGCTTCACATCGGCGAACACGCTTGCTTGAATCTGCAGCACCGTCCGCTTGCGGCTGAAGCTGAATTGCTGGCCGCTATAGGCGACTTCCATCTGTTCCATCATGTAGTCGTTCCAATCGGTGCCTTCGCATGTCGGGAACGCCACGCCGACGCCAAGCACTTCTGCGGCGGAACGTGCAGCGTCAAGGCCCGGATTGCGGCCGATACGCTTCTCGGTCTCGTGGTCGTTGTCAGCACATACGACACCCATGCCGAACCGCTCCATGCGCTCGGCGACGATAGGCAGGTTGCCGGCGTTGAAACCGACGATGACGCGGCAGGTAGGAATAGCCTGGAAGATCGTTAGGCCCGTTGCGAAGCCCTCGACAAGCGCCGTCAGCGTGGCGTTTGGCCGCTCGATGGCGTAGTAGGCGTATTTGGTCGTGGCGCCGGCGTAGAACTTCTTCTCGCCCTCTGGCGAAATGCGCTGAATGCTCAGCACCTTGCCGTTGTAAAGCATGGGGATGACGAGCCAGCCGTCGGCGTCGATCCGCAGACCAACGCATCCGGTCACGCCAAGGCCTTTGTGCGAAAGGTATGGATGGCTGTCGCGCAGTGGTGTGCAATTGGCGTAGTAGGCGCGGGCGCCGAGCGTGGCCTCGACCAGTGCTGCGCGCCGTGCAGCCTGGCGCCGGGCGATTTCGGCCCGGTCGATTGGTGCAGTGGGTGCGTCTTCACCAGCACGCCACATCAGCGGCTCGGTGTGTACTGCGTAATCCTGACACCATCCGACCTGTCCGTCGTCGGCAAGCTTGATGCTGCCGTTTTTCTTGCGCGGGTGGTTGGTCGTCCGGCAGCGGATCCAACGGCCAGCGGCGAACGTGTCGGGCACGATGATGCCGTTGGCTTGAACGAAGTTGAGGAAGCCCGTCATGGCCGGCCCACCTTAGCGTATGCGATGGCGCGCGAGCGAACCCAATTCAACACCTTCAGGCTGGGTTCCATCGGCTCAATGTCGCGGTCTTCCGGCCAGTCGCCGAACTTCTCCTTGTATTTGTACGCCGCCCAACCGGGCTTGTGCCCACGATCAGCCGCGATGTGACGCAGCTGGGCATGGAAGGCGCGCTTTTCTTCCGGCGACGGACCGGCTTTCTTCTTCTTGCCGGTCAATTCAGTCAGAACGCCGTCCACGTGTTCGACCATGCCGGCGCGTTTGTAGGTGTGTCCGCACGACGGGCAGGCAGGCATGGGCTTGTGCACATGGGCACAGTTCGGGCACTTGACCGGCTCGCGCTCGCTCTTGACGGCCTTCTTCTGCTCTTTCTTCTTGCCGTCGTCCAGTTCGGTGACGCCTGCTTCCAGAAAGTCGTGCATCTCGTTCCAGAACCGGACGCAGTTGCCCGAATGGTCGAGCACGATGCATTCAGTCTTGCCCGGGTGGATCCGGAGACCCCGCCCGAGGATCTGGATATGCTCGGCCAGACTTTTCTTGAGCGGCCGGGCCATGATGATCACTTCAACGTCAGTGACGTCGAAACCCTTGCTCAACGCGCTGACGCTGATCAGCCCACGAATGGAGCTATCCGTCTTGCGGAACTCTTCGACCAGGGCAGTGCGTGCGTCGTCGTCGGTGCGATAGGTGTACAACTCGCACATCACGCCAGCCGCGGCGAACTGACGCTGCATTTCTTCGCAGTGGGTGACGTTGCAGCCGAAGGCGATGAACTTCTTACCTTGGCCGTGGCGCAGGTATTCCTCAACGCAGTCACCGACGATTGGCATGGAACGCTCAGCGGCTTCGGTGTCGGTCCATTCGCCTGCTACGACCTTTGCGCCGGTCATGTCCGGCTCACTCGCAGCAAAGATGCGAAACGGCACGAGGAAACCATCGGCGGTCAGCTTATTCGTCGTGGTGACGGTCACGATGCCGTCATAGAGCTTGCCCAGCCCCTTGGTCATGGGCGTTGCGGTGAGCCCGACGACGATGGTATTGCGCTCCTGAATGCGCTTGGCAACGGTGTCCTGTACAGCGTGGCATTCGTCCACGATGATCAGATCCGCGTCAGGCCAGCCGCGCTTTGCGAGCGTCTGAGCGCTTGCGACCTGAATGCGCTCCCACGGCTTGCAACGCCAGTGGTTGCCCTGCATGACGCCGTGTGGGATGCCGTAGCGGTCGAACGTCGCGCTCGTTTGGTCGATCAGGGCAATTCGGTCGCAGACGAACACGGCGCGCTTTCCCGGCTTGCCGTAGCACTCTGCCATCAGGTGCGAGGCAACCACGGTCTTACCGCCGCCAGTCGGTATCGACAGGATCATGTTTCGAACACCCTGGCGAATCAAGTTACGCAGACCGTCGATGCTGCCTAGTTGGTAATCACGCAGTTCCAACAGCTTACTCATGCCATCCTCCGCGCCATCAGGGCCGGGATGATGTCGGCATTGGCGAGCACGCCCAGCGCCTTACGGATTTTCGCCAGCATGTCGTTGGCGTAGCGAGCCTGCTTCTGTGCTTCGTTCAGGGTGCGCACCAACTGCGCATTGCGACCCGACAGTTGATCGAACTTCATGGACCATTCGGCTGCGATCTTGGCGTGATCCGAATCGCCCGTAAGCTGCTCGATCAGGCTCGACAGGCGGCGGAGTTCCTTGTCGGCCGCTTCCAGTTCGGACACGAGGTCCGGCGCGTGTTCGGATTCCGGTTCGACGGGAGCCAGTTCTGGCTTAGTGGCGCGTGGGGAGATTTGTTCAAGGGCTTTGGGCAGGCTGATTTCGCCGTGGGCCACTTGTTTGGCAAGATCGGGCGATGCTTTCGCGACCTTATCTGCCATTTTCTGTGTCCGGACGCTGGCACCAGAGGCTTTGGCGCGATCCGCCACTGAATCAAGGTGCAACGGTTGCACTTTGATCCGATCGCCGCCTTGCTGAAAGGCGCGGGACCAGTCCTGCGCAGCAGCGACGACCGCTGCCTGCTGACCTGCCGACAGATGGCGGCGGTGGAAATTTGCCGACAAGACGAACGAAATCGGATCGCCACCGCAAAATGGAATAGTTTTAGGCTCAATCCCGGCCTCGACACAAGCAAGATAGCGATTGCCGCCATCCAGAACTTTGCCGTCGTAGATCACGATTGGTTCGCGCTGGCCGTGGGCGATGATGTCGGCTTTCAGCGAATCGAACTCGGCGCCGGCCAGGCGCGGAAAGAGGGTACAGAGTGGGTGCAGTTCCATCGTCATGCCTCCGTCAAGTTGAAGAGTGCGAACAGACGGATAACCGTCATTGCCGAGATAAGCTCGCGGCAATACAACTGGATGGTGATGCGCTTGATGATGGTTTTCATGCGGCCTCCTTGCGAGCAGGCCCGAACAGCGCCTCTACGAGCCAGTCACGGCGCGCGGGATGCTTCCCGGATGGAGCCTTGCCGGGACCAGCGTGGAAGGTGTAGAAGACCGTTGGCGGTCCCAGGCGGTTGCCGGCCTTCTTGTGCCTTACGCGATAAGCGCGGGCTTCTTCTTCGAGAACCTTGATGTGATTGCGAACGCAGGTGCGGCCGACTTGGAACTTACGCATGATCTGTTCATGCGTAATCCCATCGGCGCCGGCACTGATAATGCAGCGCTCGATGGATTTGGTGAGGGAGTTGGTGAGGGATGCGGGCTGCTTCACGGTGGGCACTCCTGCAGTTGACGGCCATTGGCTTTCGACGTCACCTCGTGGTGACGTGCGAGCCAGCCGGTCTTCCAGTCAGCGATAGCAGCAGCTGATGGATTCATTCCGTGGTCGTCCAGGCTCAAGCCGCGGTCGAACGCATCGGCGCCGCGTTTGCGCATCAGTGCAGGCGTGACGATGCAGATGGAGTGGTCCATTACCGCTCCTCCTTCATGAAGGCTTTGCGCAACTTGTTCGCTTCCTTCGCGAGCTCGCAAATGCTCTTGTGGAGCTTCCCGTATGCGCGGTTCTCTGCACGCGTCTTGCGGGCATCCCCGTACGCGGTATCGCAGATCACCACGTTTTCAGTAATTGATAAAAGCTTCGTCATGTCTGGTTCTTCGGTATGAGTTGTCAAGGCTCGTTCCTCTTTTCCCAGCTTGTGGCCGGGCTATTTTTGGGTTGTCTCCTGCCCTCGTAAGCGGAAGCCATTAAAGATGGCTCCGGCCGTTTCTTGCGCCACATGCTCGGCTAGCCATGCGACCTGGGCCCGGACATTTACGGGATTCCTTTGGGCTCGCTGGAGGCTTAGCATGGGTACGTGCCGCCTTGTGCATCAGATCGCGAAGGAACGGGCTTCTACCCAAACCTCCCCG